ACAATCCACCTATTAAGATTCCATTAGGTAAGCCTACTTTAAAAAGTGATAACACTTATTTTGAGAAAACTAAATTTCAATATTCTGATTTTAATATTAGCTTTTTAAACCATCCATTAACAGGTGATTTAGGTATATTATATGATGAAGATAGTATAAATCAAAGTTTAAAAAACATAGTTTTCACAAATAAACATGAAAGGCCATATGATGACTATGACATATCTAGTAATATACAAAATTATTTGTTTGAGTTGAATAATTCTGCCTTTTTAAATAAAGAAATTAGGGATTCTCTTTATACATCTATCCAAAATTATGAACCACGTATCAATATAATAGATATAATAGTAGATTCAACCAATAAGCATTCAATAAAGGTTGATTTATACTATAAAATAAGGAAAACTGATAAAATCAGTAAATTTGATTTCACTTTAAAGGCAGCTTAAAATGACAGATAAAACAATTAAAACTTCTTTGCCAATAGTGAGTCCAGAATACAATTCTTTGAAAAATGCTTTAAAAGAGTTTTTAACTCAACAAGAAGAATTTACTGATTATGTATTCGATGGTTCTGCATTATCTATATTATTAGGTGTATTGGCTCAAAATAGCCATTATAATGCTTTTTACTTAAATCAAGTAGCAAACGAAGCATTCCTATCCACTGCCATTAAGCCTAGCTCTATTGCACTTAAAGCACAGGATTTAGGTTATACTCCTACTACAATTAGAAGTGCGGTTGCCTCTATTCAATTAGAAATATTACCAACTGACAATACATTCCCTGTTAGTTATATATTAGATAACCCTACATTTACTGCTAGAATTGAAAATAGACAATTTACATTTTATGGGGACTCATTAGAGATTTTCTTTGAAAACGGTAGATATTTAAGTAATGAAATCAAGATATACGAAGGCAGAAAATTTCTAATAACTTCAACTTTAACTGCTTTAAATTTAACTAATGGAATAACTATTCCTAATTTGAATGTTGATTCTACCTCAATTAAAATACTTGTAAATGATGATGGTTCATCTACCTATTATCCTTATGTTGAATCAGATAACATAGTAACAAATAATTCAGATGACAGAATATATTATATAAACCAAGATGAAAATGGACTATTGAATATTAAATTCGGAGATGATATATTATCAAAATCACCGCCATCAGGTAGCCCATTTATAATTGAGTATGTTATTAGTAGTGGTTCTTTGGCTAATAATATAATTGCATTTAAGCTAGAAACTCCATTAGCCAATACAGAAGTTAAAATAAATGTAATTAATAAAGCCATAGGAGGTGCTTTTGCTGAATCAATGGATAGCATCAAAAAGAATGCACCTTTATTCAGAACTACTCAAAATAGAGCAGTAATAGCAAATGATTATAAAATTCTATTGAAAAAACATTTCAATTATATCGAAGATGTATTAGCATTTGGAGGTGAAGAATTAGACCCTCCTAAGTATGGTAAAGTTATTATAGCAGTTAAACCAAGTGACAGCTTAACCTTAACATCATTAGATATTTCAGAAATATCCACTTACTTATCAACTAAAATGCCAACTGGATTATTACCCTCGATAATTGAACCTGATTATATATTTGTTAATGTTTATTCAACTATTAATTATAATAAATTAATTTCAAATGTTGGGTCACAACAACTGAAACAAACTATTACAGCAAGTATATTAGAATTTGAAGAAATTTATTTAGACTCATTTAACTCTGATTTAAGATATTCTCAATTAGTAAGATATATTGATTTCAGTGATAAATCAGTTATATCAAATAATACTATAATGACATTAGAAAAGAAAATATATCCTGAATTAAATTGGATAACCCTAATCAATTTTTCATTTAATAATCAAATTAAAAATGTAGTTTCTTCCTCTTTTACTTATAACAATAAACCTAATTGTTTCATTAAAGATTTGAATGGAACATTGGTGATTTATTATTATTTCAATAATGTATTAACTATATTAAGTGAAATCGGGACAGTAGATTATTCAACTGGAGAAATAGATATACCTAGTATTATATTCCAATCACTATCAACTCCTACTAATGTTGACCCTGTAACAGATGAGATATATTTTTCATTATTGGCTGAAACAATAAACACTGATTTAATAGCAACTAATAATATCATATATCAATTTAATAGAGTTGAGGTTGATTTAAAAGAAGTGAAAAATAGTAGATGAGAAATAATTACGTAAAGGTTAAAGTAGATAACCAACACAAAAAAATATCTACCGTTGTAAAAAATCAACTACCTACATATGTGATTCAAAATGCACCTGAATTAGTCACATTCATTCAAAAGTATTATGAATGGATGGAGTCTGATAATGCTCCTTTAAATGATAGTTATAGATTACTTGATTATTTTTTCTTAGATAACACTAGAGAAGATTTTCTACCATATTTTTTAGATGAATATATGGTAAATTTCCCTACTAATTTAAACGAAAATTTGAATATTAAATTACTTATTAGAAACATATCAGATTTTTATTCATCTAAAGGCACACCTAATTCAATTAAATTCTTATTCAAATTACTATACAATAGTGATGTTAAAATAGAATTTCCATCTGAATTTATATTAAAAGCTAGTGATGGACACTGGGTAAAAAATAAAACAATTAAGATAGAAAAGGTCAACAATTTTGCTTTATTAAAAGGTAGAAAGATACACGGAACAGAATCAGGTGCTACTGGCATTGTCGATGAAATAATAAATGGACTATATCCTACTCTAACTTTAACTAAAACTAATGGAGTATTCGTAGAATCTGAAATCATTGAAACAAGAGATTCACTAGATAAAATCACCTCAACTACTAATAGAATAGCTAGTTCAATTAAAATTGATAATAAAGGCTCAGGTTATAGCATTAATAAATCATATTCAATTAATGGAATAGGAATTAAAATATTAGACATTGATGACATAGGTGGTATAACACAAGTTGAAATAATAGATGTAGGTTACAATGTTCCTCCACAAACTATAATTAACAACCTAGACAACAAAGGTGCAAAATTAACTATATTTGGAGGAGGAACTTATAATAACATAGGATTCTTTCAAGGTGAATATGGTAAACTAAGTGGCCAATGTAAATTACAAGATGGTAAAACATATCAAGATTTCTCTTATACCCTAATCTCTAATGTACCTAGAATTGAATACTTACCATTCTTGCAAAATGTTCACCCTGCTGGTATGTTTGTTTCTAGTGTATATGAATTAGTAGAAGACCCACTTGGTATACAAATATCAAATATTAATGAAGAATATGTAATTGATATTATTAGTCAATATGTTACACTTAACAATCTACAAAATCAATACCCTAATCAAGATTTAGAAAATTATATTGATAATTTGTTAAATAATTACATATACGAAATACAAACAAGTGCATTGGAAGAAGAAATATCCCAATAACCAAATGACAGATAAAAGAGTAACAGAATTAACAGCAGCAAATCCTTCTTGAATTTTTAAATATATTAGACGATGGCACTTAAATAAAAAAGGACTCTTATGAGTCCTTTTTTATTAGAGCCAATAAAGCCTCTTGTAATTCAGGTTCAGTTTGTACTAATTTAATGAATACATCCGAATCAAACCAGCTTTCATACCCTCTAACCTTTTCAGATTCAAAAATATAATCTTTAATAACTGAAATTGCTTGTTGAGTATCCATTTTGGTTTCCTTAGTTAATAGTAAGTTGACAATAAGTTGATTATATGATTTAAACGATACAAAGTCAACTATATTTTAAATAGTTTGATATTTGCTTTTATCAAGAGTGTAATGCCTATCTGAATTATAATTAAGCCAAACTGTTTTAACTTTGCCATCAGCTAACATTACAATAATCAAATCACATTGATGGTCATAAGGCACTCGGTAAACTCCTTTAACCATTACTCCATCAACTACTTCCATTTCAACTAATAACACAGAATCTACATTCAAAACAGTAGGCAATTGAATTTTACCGTATCTATCATTTTCACTAGCTTTGATAGCATGATAAGTGTATATCAACTTGAAAATTCCACTTACTTTAACTACATTTTTAGGAAACCCAATAGAAAAATGATATAACATGAAATATCTCTCATTTAATGAATTTGCTTACTATACCACAGCTAAAATAAAAATCAACTATATTTTATAGCTCCATAGCTCATTTATAAGAGCCTCTAGTTCAAAGTAATACCTTAGTATATCTTTTGAATTATAAGCTCACTATGTTGAGCTATGGAGATTTGAGCTACATATTAAAGGGGTACTGTATGAAAAATAAATATCAAATTTTAACTAAAGAAGGATACATGGATTTTGATGGTATTAGA